AATGACTAATATCTCAGCATACATAGTGGAATCGTTTGTCGGGTTGCCGACACGGGATTGAGATTGCAAATAAAGTTTGCCGTCGGACTAGTCAGGATGAATTCTGACATTCTTCTCGTAAACCACAAAGAGTATTCATAATCACAAAACAGCCATGGTCCCTGAAGGACATGGTTGACTAGTATAATATTACCGATGATAGGTTTTTATAACACTATCTGCTTTTTATAGTTTCTATCTATGTGGATTATAAAAGGTGCCGTTGGATCGAAAGATGCAATACTAAGTTAAGGAGGGATCGCCAACCGACTCCGTCGTAACTAGCGACTAACTTAGACATAGAGGCGATGAGCAAGGGACAGATAAGACAAGATTTTTCTGTACAGCCATTTTTTAATTGTCCTGGCAACAGGGCAATTATGGCTTCTTCACGGGACAGAGACTAATACTATTGACATATACCAATTAATGATATATACTTATAAAACAAATACCGAATTAATTCGAAAGAGCAAAGCGATTGAGAATTAAGAGGGATTAGGTCTTTAGACCTTTTATGATGAAAGATAGAATTTATGCCAAGCAAAAGTAAAGCAAAAGGTAGTAGCTATGAAAGAGATTTAGCTAAGTTCCTAAGTGAGAAATACAATGGTAGCTTTGTACGTGTACCTAATAGTGGTGCATATATAGGTGGAAGTAATTTCCATAGAGCAACTAATCTAAGTGAAGGACAAGTAAGAGGTTTTAAAGGAGATATTATACCTCCTGATAACTGGAAGTATTTTAATTGCGAATGCAAGAATTATGCTGATTTCCCTTTTCACCATTTTCTACACAATAAAAAAATTCCGCTTTTAGAAGGTTGGATAAATCAAACTATGGAAATCGCAGAAGAAGGCGATGTGAATATTCTTTTTATGAAGTTTAGTCGTAAGGGAACTTATGTAGCATTTCAAGAAATACTATTGAACAAAGGCTGGAGAAGCCCTGTTCATGTAAAATATAATTCTGAGAAATACGGTACTTGGATAGTTACAAGTACAGAAGAATTTTGGTCATATAATACCGAAAGATTTGAATACCACTGTATTAGTGGAATATAAACCAAGCAATCAATACACCCATAACAAGACCTTTTGCCCAGGCAATCCATGCTAAACCATAAGAATCAACATTGAATTTCTTTTGCCAATATTCAGTTTGTTTTCTGTGCCACTTTATCATTTATCGTCTCCTCCGGTAACATTACAAAGAATCTTATAGCCATCATAATAGCTAGGCATCTTTCCGGTTAGGAAAGCCCATTCAATATATTCTTCTGCGGCCAGTTTCTTTTGTTCACACACTTCAAGAGACTCAACTTCATGTGGAGCCCAACCTTTTTGTGTAGGATAAATTTCTGTACCATTAGATAGAATAAAAATTATTACCATAAACACTTTCATACAAATATTTATGGAAAAAATACATCAACTTAACAACGTTGTTAAGTTAAACACTTACTTTATTCTTTTTCTATCTTTTGCCAATGTGAATCAGGGTGATGTGTACCTATATACTCTTCGCCAGTTTCCATGTCGATGAGTTTATATTTTTTGGGAGATTTCGTATAGACTTTTAAGGTAATTGCAGTTTTAAGTTCAGGTACTTCTTTACCGTCTAGTAGTTTTCTCATTTTCATTTTGATTTAGGATTTTTCTTTCTACGAAATTTATAGTTCATTTGTCCTTCATCTGTGATAGCACCTTCAGGACATTGTTCTATCTTGCCACCTTTTTTAAGATACTCTTGTATCTGTTTTTCTAGTTCGGCTTTTTCTAGTTTTTTCTTTTCGTTTTTATCCATTTGAACCTCTTAAAAAATATGCCGGCCGAAGCCGGCATATTACTCGCTCTCGTATGAGAATACTAAAGATGCCTAGCTAGATGAGAGAGGTTGAGAGGAGACACTTGACATCTTTAATAGTTTAATAATAACAAATACTGAATGGAAAGTCAACACCTTTTTTAAACTTTTTTTATTTTATCTATCACCATATGTTGATATCTTGTTTAACATTCTTTTCTGAAATTCAGATTCAACCCAAGGCCAACCCTGTATTGAATGACGCCAAGAACCGGGTTTATTTACATATTCGCCTTGTGGTTCATCAACATAATGTGCAGATTCAAGTTTAAATAAAATACATTGATTTCTTTTTGGTGTATATCTAAAGTCATTTAGATATCTACTTGTTGGTATAGTTTCTTTATTCTTTTCCCATATTGGTTTCCATAGAGGATATTTTTCCCATAATGCAGGTAAAGACTTTTCACTTGGAAATACTAAATCACAACCTTCAACTTCATCTAAAAATATCATAAATCCGTGACTACCATATGTTGAAAAAGATTCAGAATGAAGTGAATAACGTCTTCCCACTCCGTGACTTTTCATGAATAGTTGTAAAGGATAAAGTTCATTACTTCTGTCTGAGTAGTCTGCTACTCTTTCTTTCGGAAATATTTTTGCTAGTTGTTTAGCAATAGAATCTCTAACCACAAAGTCTTCTCTTATTTTTATATCACCATGTACATTATAAGAAAAGTCTGATACTGTTTGTGTGTCTTGTTCTACTTTACTGTCTTTTAATTGTGACTCTGATTTGATTGTTTCACCAATAGTTCGGTAACTAGTTGAGTTTAACTTTTCTAAAAGTTCATCAACTTTATCTTCTGGAAGAAAATTATCATGTATCCAAACTTCATCTTGAACTGGATTATCCCACATATCAAACCACCCATAAGTATTGCCGTGTCGCCACATTACTTTGCTTCCGGCATTGTGAATAACGCATTAATATCTTCCATAGAAGGGATTGGCTTTCTTGCAAATACACACCACTTGTACGCAAACATTGTATGCTTGTTTGTACAGAATTCTCTAAAACTTGTACCAGTTGTATAAACATCGTCAACAACTAACCAAGGATAATCGCCTTCTGTTACATAAGGTTCTAGAGCATATTGTAATGCTAATCCTCCTCTGGGTATGCCTACTACTTTGCTGAAAGGTTCAGTTTGATACTCCATTATCATAGTTGCCAATGCTGACCACTGTTCAGGCGATATAGCATCACATTCTATTTTCCATTTTAATGGTAATCCTGCATGACTAGTAAAGTCACCAACTGTAAATAATTTTGCTTCTGTATGATAAGGCATCAATCTATTCCCATATTACTTTTATATTCTTCAAACAATTCTGGATTTGGGTCTGGTTTACCTCCAGTTCCATCTACACCAAAGTTACAACTTGCTACAAATAACAAACCTGCAATACAGGCATATGAAAAGAATTTTAAGAATTTTAAAAATAAGCCATAGGCTTCAGTTGCCTGTTGTTCGGCAACTTTTTTAACATCGTCAGACATGATAGTTCCTTATGTTGTTTCAGTTATAATTTCGTCTTCATTAGAGAATGATGTAAAGCCATTTTCTTTTATAACATTAAGAACATTAGTAACACGTCCATATAATTCATCTCTATGTGATATCAAGAATATTGAACGACTTCTATCACGTTGCATTTTCTTCAATACTGCAAGTGATGATTCAACACCGTTTGTATCCATACCACTATCAATAAGTTCGTCTACAAATAATACGTTAATTGTACTATAAAGAGATTCAAATATATCACGGAAACTCCAACTTAATCCCAAGATAAGTCTGTTACGTTCACCTCTAGATAAATTATCAAAGTCTAATTCACGACCTAATTCTGTAATTTCTACAGTTAAATCACTCATGAATTTTACTTCATGTGGTAAACCAAGTTTATCAAGATAAAATTCTAAACGTGAATTTAGATATGATAAGTTTTGGTCAATAATCTTTTTACGAATAAAACTGTCTTTGTTTGTTAACAGTTTCATCAAGAAGTCCTGATGTTCACGATAAGATTGTAATGCGTTCATTTTAGAATAATCTAATTCTTCTAAACTGCTTTCACGCATTTCTTTGATTTGTTCTGTATAAGGATCTTCTTGTTTCTTTTTAGTTTCGATTTGTTCTTTTAATACACTAACTGAGTTTTGATGTTCGTATGCATCATTTAGATTATCGTAGAATACTGTAGGCTTATCACCTAGTTCACCTACTTCATCGATTACTTTTGTATGTGTATCTAACTTGTCGTAGTTTTCCATTAGATGTGATTTAGTTTCACCCAACAAGTCTTCTTTTTCTCTTAAAATTTCTTCTTGTTTACTATCATGTACTTCTTGACCACATGCAAAACATTTGTGGTCTTTAATCTTTTCAATATCACTTATAACTCTTGTTTCTAAATCTTGAAACTTTTTGTTATCGGCTGAAATACTATCAACCCAACGTTGTGCTTCTTCTAGTTTAGATTTCTTTTCTGTATATTCGTTTAGAGTTTGATGATTTGCAATTTCTTGTTTGATATCAACATGTGATAAAGAATTCAATGCATCTTCTAATTCTTTTAATTCTTTGTCGTGTTTGTCTTGCCAAATACGTTGTCTGCGTTCTATGTCTGTAATGTTTTTAAGAATACGTGAATTAGCATCTTCTATTGATTTTAGATTGTATTCTTCTTCTTTGATTTCGTCTTTTGTTTCTTTGATTACTTCTTTAAGTGCCTCTGCTTTACGAGACAATTCAGTAATACCTAATAATTCTTCGATTAATTCACGTTGGTCGTTTGCTCTCATACTCAAGAAAGGATCTGTGTATGTGTTTAGAGCAACAATGTGTTTGAACATTGCATGAGAGATACCAATAATCGAATCAACTTCGACTTGTGTTTGTCTCATTTCGCCTTGTGCTACATCATCAGCACCATCGTTTAAATCTATTCCGTCTCTGATAAAACGAAATACATTTGGTCTACGACCACGTTCAATTCTGTATTGACTTCCGTTATATTCAAAGTCAATCGTAACAAGCATGTTCTTTGCATTTGTCTTGTTAATTAAGTTATCTTTTCTGATATTTGTAAGTGCATTACCATATATACCAAAAGACAATGCATTGATAAGAGTAGTTTTACCTGTACCATTACGAGAACCGTCACCACCTAAATCTAAGTTGTTACCCAAAACAAGAGTCAAATTATCTCGTTCAAGGTCAACTGCCTGTGTGACGTTTCCTACACTCATAAAGTTTCGGATCGTAATATTTTTTATTTTTAGCAAAGTATTACCTCTCTCTTGCGAATTTGCCTAGTTGTATTGGGTCTAAACTTATTTCATTTATATTAACATAAGTTGGTTGTTTTATCAACCATAAAACAAGTTCAGCTATGTAATCTGTATCAATTAACTTTCTATCAGGATGTTTTTTCATAACACTTGAAGTATTCAAACTACCAGGAGATATCAATGTTGTTTTGATATTACTACCACCTATTGCCATGTAAGTCAAGTCTCTGTTATAATCTTTTAATGCTTTCTTTTCTGTAGGATATCGCCATGTTCTACCTTTGACACCTGTATCGGCAGTAGAACCTATATTAATAATGTGTGCAGATTTTTGTTTATCAATACATTTAGTATAAACTTGTTCAGCTATCATTACTTGATGAAACTTCCATATTGCAGAATTATTAATGAATATATCAAAATCATTATCTACAAAATAATCTGCTAGTCTTGTTTGTTCAGATGCTTGGTCTAGAGACCAATTGTTGCTCCTACTAGCAGTATGATAACTAATATAATCCACACTATCAAAAATATTGCATATCGCTTTGCAAAGCCCATAATATTTGTTTCCTGTTATTAATACTTTGTATGTCTGCATTATAGATTTTGGTACAATTCTACTAGAATCTTTTTATTGAAACTTCCACCATCATCGATAGAGTTTAATTGTGAAATTACAATTTCATCAATAGTTTCAAAGTGAAGTTCTGCACCTGTGTCCTCTTCATGTTGTGTATTTTTCATTGGTTGTAAAGATATATCTCTTAAATCATAGGCTTCGATAAATGTATCTTTGATAAAGTTTGCCTCTTCATACGATATATCAATATCAAGTGTAATTCTTGCAGTTGTTTTTGGTAGTAGATACTTAGAAGGATCTACAAGCAAGTCAGACAACGTGATATTTTTATATTTAGGAGCATCGGGCCATGCAAAGAATTCAGGTTCACTGCCCCATTCCAAGAACATCCAACCTCTTTCGTCATCTCCGGCATCGGAGAAGTTATGTGGGAATGCATTGCCCGTATATATCACGTTGCCTTTTATTTGCCGGTGATGAAAATGCCCTGAAAAAACGAACTCTTGGTTCGTAAACATCTCACTTTTTAAACCTCCATGGTCAGGCATTTCGACCATAGCGTTTAATTTGAATGTGGGAAGTTCAAAGTGTCCGAACATATACTTACTTTTTATCTTCGGAATTTTTTTCCATTCATCACCAACTAACCAACTGACAAATGTACAATCGCCTTCGGATAATACACTGTCTATCAGGATAATGTTTGGTAACTCTTTAACAAACTCTACTGAATTAACATCACGTGTTTCACGATAGAATAAGTCATGATTACCTAAAATGAAATAAACTTTTTCAAATGCGTTGTTTAGTTTACGCAATCCATCTAATGAATACTTCATGGTTGATATATTAAGACTAGCACGATTATGATGCCAGTCACCACCAAACACACAAGTTTCACAACCTTTTGCTTTGGCTTGTTCTATAAACCAATCAATGAATTCATCACAATCTTCATTGTGTTGTCTTGCGTTGTTACGCATTCCATAATGGATATCAGTAAACCAAGCGGCTTTTTTGAAAAGATTAGTCATTATCGGCGTATATCTCTTTGATTGTCTCTGTAGGTATTTGGTCATCAGTAATACGTGTTTTGATTACTTTCTGCCAACGTTCCTGTGATTTCATTTCATGTTCTAACTGTCTAGTCCAACTTGGCATCTGACCTGATTTCTCTAATAAGTCATCACGAATACCTTGATTTTTCTTTTCAGTATTGAGAACACGTGTAAATGAATTGTTAACAGCCGCGGTATAATACGCAAATGGATTATCACTTTTTGCTTCGTTAAATTGTAAACCAATTTGTGTAAGTTGTAAAAGTGCTTGTCCTCTCATTTCGTCAATGTATGTATATCCACGCCAGTTACTTCTCTGAGAATAACGCTCTACTAATTTAATATACATGTTGGCAAGTTTTGCAGTTATTTTGCCAGCTTGTAAATCAAATTCTTTGTTTTTATTATAATGTGAAATTCCAACTTCTTTAAACTTTCTTCCGTCTAGTACATAATGTTTAAAAGGTGGAAAGTTTAGTTTTACTTTGTGGTCAGCGATAGACTTTGGATTGTTCTTTCTTCCTGGTTCATCAGGAATATGTTCAAAAGTCATAACTCTGAAAACTAAGTCGTTTTTATCGATTGTATCTAAATCTACTAAAAAATCTGATTGTCTTTTCTTTTTATCTGTATTAAGTTCCCAGGCTTCTTTTTGCATTCTATCTGCCCGGTTTTGTTTTGCCTGTTCTATTGATTCACGAATTTCTTTGGTATCGTTAAGAATAATATCATATTGTTGATGTAAATCTCTATCTTCGAACCAACAGTAATTTGACTTAGAAACGTGAATTTGTCTAAGCATATCTTTGTTGTTTAAATAATTTTGACCTCTACGTGCCATGGTTTTGCTCCTAATTAATAGTACAATTATATACTAAATTACAACCGGTTGTCAAGCTAAATATTTACTTTTTTAAACTACGAACATTATATTACGATAAATACACAAAAGAAGGAGAATTTAATGTCCGAGAATTTATATGAAAGAACACAACCAGTTTATATCACTGATCCTAGTGGAAGATTAAGTGCATCTGGATTAGGTACAGTACAGTTTCCATATACACCTACTCTTAGTGTTATCACTCAAACTGGCTATCAATCGTATGATTTAACACATTCAAATTTTCAACAAAGAGCATTTGAAATGGCGTCAAATACAGAATTTAACATGGCGGCTCCTATCATTATTCGTAGTGAAGAAGAAGGACAATCTGTCTTAAAAATGGGACAATTTCTTAGAGGTGCATTGAAAATGAACTTTGGTTGGCGAGATGAAGATGCTGGTCTACCCCCTCCTGTATTAAGACTTTATGCACATGGTATATATACAAATGTACCAATACTTGTAAGAGACTTTACATGGAACTTAGACCAAGATGTTGATTATATTAAATTAACTACAGGAGAAAGACTTCCTGTACAACAAACATTCGTTTTATCGTTAACTACGACATATTCTCCAAAGAACGTAAGAGATAATTTCACAATGAATGATTTCTTAAGTGGTAAACTAAAAAGTAAGGGGTACATCTAATGCCATATGATCCTACTTCTCCTTGGAAAAAGACACCAGTACTACAAGATAAAGTGCTGGATATAATGAATGATACATTTCTAGAGCAAGATGCTTTAGATGAAGTTTACGAAATACCACAAGAATACAATCTACGACCAGATTTAGCTAGTTACAAATTGTATGGCACTTCAAAATATTGGTGGATTTTTGCAAAGAGAAACCCTGACAGAATAGAAGATCCTATTAGAGACTTTACGGCAGGAACAAAAATAATTATTCCTAGCAAAAATCAAATCGATAACATGAAGTAATACAATGGCTGTAAGAAGTGTAAGAAACAATAATCCAGGAAACATCAGAACAAACTCAACTAATTGGGTTGGGAAAGTTGGTGACGATGGTTCATTCGTTAATTTTGCAACAAAAGAACAAGGTGTCCGTGCTTTGGCAAAGACACTTGAAACTTATCAAAACAAACATAAGTTAGAAACAACTGCCCAAGTTATTGGACGTTGGGCTCCACCAAACGAAAATGATACTCAAGGTTATATAAACTTTGTAGCCGATGCCATAGGTAAAGATCCAAATGAATCAATAGATTTAAGTTCGGATCCAGTATTGTATGAAAAATTTGTTAAGGCAATGATACAAAAAGAGGGTGGCAATGAAGCATCTGAATATTTTGGTCAAGGCAATACTATAGCAAATGGTATTCGAATGGCAACAGATAAAGATTTTGATGAGGCACAATCAGACTTAGATGATACTGAGGCAAATCAAGCCTTATTAGATGCTCAACGAGAAAAGGAAGCACAAGGAATAGAATCACCTGACGAATCAAAAGATACACCTGAAGATCCAAAAGAAAGTACAAGACAAATATTAAACAGTGCAAATTCTTTAGCAGAAGTCATAGACCAAATGGAAAAGAAAAATCTATTTTGGGATAATGAATTAGACAAGTTTCAAAATTATACTTACAACTTAGAATTATTTGTTGTCAATCAACAAGAAGCAGGAAAATATCTAGCATACGAAAACACACCAGACTTATTACAAGATGTCGTAAATGATGCTTGGCCATCAGATAGTATTGAAAAAATAACTATTGCAAAAACAGGTGTAACTACAGAATTAAACATAACAGATTTAAATGTATTATCTCAAGGTTTTGGAAATACAAATACATCAAGAATAGCAGGTACGGCAGTTAATTTAGACTTTACTATAACACAAGTAGGTGCAACTTCTTTACCTGACATGCTTAACAATTCAGTTTTACTTTGTGGATATCCTAACATAGCGGCCGCTACATTTTTTATGAAAATTAAGTTTATAGGATATGATGAAAATGATACTGTTATTAGAAACTTTCCAGCAACAAAAGTTTTACCTTTCAAAATAAAATCATATACTCAATTAGCAAGTGAAACTGATGCTAGAGGAACGTCTACACAATTAGAAGGTGTAATTGTTTTAGATGATGTTATTACAAACAAATCAGTTGCACAAGTTGATTATAACTTTGAATTTCCAGTACAAGATACTTTAGATGATACACTTCAAGAATTTTTTAAAGCATTAAACAAAAGTGTGGTAGAAAAATCTATTATCAGTGATCCTAATTTTATTAATGAATATAAATTTGAAATGTCAGATGAATTTAAGGAAGCATTTGGACAAGCAGAAATGAAAGATCCTAATAATCCTAACATGGCTTCAGGTAACAATGAAACTGATAAAAAGAAAGCAATAAAAATAGGTTTACAAACAGGTGTAGTAACTCCTGGTATTTCTATTTACAATGCAGTAGAAAGTATAGTTCTAAATGCAAAACAAATAAGAGAAGAACTTACAGAATCAAAAGCTAAAACTACAAAAGTATTTCACATAAAACCACACGGTGAACCAAAGCTAAAAGGATATAATGTTCTTACTGGAAAGTATAGCTACATAGTAACATATTACTTGCATGTTCACAAAACTGTATTACCTAAAAACCAAATTGATAATGCAAACTTAGTTGCATCTACGGCAGAAATATTAAAAGATGTTTTTCTAGATGGTCGTTGTCACAAAAGATATTATCACAAATATACTGGTAAAAATGACCAAATATTAGATTTTAGAATTACACTAACAGAACAATTACAAAAAGCATATTCACAGCCTGCTGATTCGTACATGGCAAATGTTTTTCTTAAATCTATCGATGGTGATTATAGAAAATTAATTGATAAAAAAGCACAACAAAAATTAACTGAACTCGAGGCAGAGGCAGAAGTATTACAGAAAAAATTTGAAAAACAAGAAGATGAAGCCGAACAACTTATTAAAGATTTTGATAAGATGAATGAGCAACTAAAATCTAAATTTCTTAATAAACTCAGACAGTCAGGTATTCAAGGAAAGTTTGGTAAAGCCGATTCTAACCTTTTTAAAAATGCAGACATTAATCAAATTAAAAGTATTCTTCAATCAAGTAATACCAAAGACGCCACTCAAGCATATGATGTATTGAATGATATACTAAAAGGTGAAACAAGAGAAAACTTTAACAAGTTAAACAATCAAGTTAGAGAGGCACAACTTAATACAAATGAAGCCAATAAAAAGCTAGAAGAAAATCAAAGAGAAAATGATAAAGTAATGCAAGTAGCATTAGGACATTTACTTTCAAACAAAGCATTAGAGGCTACAACTGCAATGAGTGAATCTTGGGAAAATTTAGGTCTTAATACAGGCTCAAACGGAGATCCAGGTATTGTTCTTACAGAAGAACTTGATAAAGAAATTGTAAGAAAATTAAGTATAGACCAGTTTAATTCTTTGATGAAAACGTTAATTGAAAATCCAGTAAACTTTGCAAGAATAACTAAACCATTATTAGAAAAGGCAACTAAACTTGATGTTATCAAAGCACCTAATCAAGAAGAAATAGAATTAGCAAAAGAAAAATACTATGAAGGCAGGGCGGCAAACTTAAGTATGATACATGCCAATATGACAATTAAAGGAGACCCTTATTGGCTTGAAACATTCTTACCTATTGAAGTAGAAAAAGGAAACTTTGGGAAAAGTAATTCAAATGAACGTTACAAAATGCATTCAACACAGTTGAATGGTTACAACTATGTTATCATTATTGTTGATAAAGCAGAAGGAAACTTTTTAGAAAATTCAGATAGAGTTGGTCAAGATGCCGCAAATTCAGATGGAATAAAAAAGACTAGACTAGAAACTATGGTCTATATTGTAAATGAAATAACAAGCACATTTAGTGGAGGCAGATTCACACAAACAATGACTATGGTTAAACAACCATCAGCGAGTGTGTTTAGAGAAGTTAAACCAAAAATGTTTGGTGACACTCCTTATCCTGAAGTATATACAGACCAAATAATGAGATACTACAGAAACATTCCAGATGAACTAGGTTTAAATGACAATGTACAAGAATTAACTAAACAAAAAGAAGATGCAGAAAATATTGCAGATAGTGCCGTAGGTGCAGGTTCAGATATGTCACAAGATGTTGATGGTGATGGTGTAAATGATAGAATTAATAATCGTGATCCTAGTACAGGATTTGCTCAAAGAAATATTGCATTAACCTCGGCAGTGAATGCCTTTGTTTCTGAGTCTCCATTTGCAACTGAGGCACAGGCAAAAGCAGTGGCTACTGCTTTATCTTATATGGAGGGTGCGTGTTTACAAGGACATGTTGCAAGTTGTAATGCCAAAGATTTAGCATATCAAGATTTAGCAACTTATAGAGGAACATTTACAGATGCCTCAGATGCTAGAAATCAAATAAACGAATTTATAGACAATGGTGGAACTGTATCTCCAGCCACTATTGCAGTAATGGACAGAGCATATGAAGGATTAGGACAAGCAAGAATACAAGATGGTGTAGTTAATGTAAGTCAAGATGAAATAGATTCGTTCAATGATGAAATAGAAAATAATACAAAAGCATATGTAGTAGGCAACAACGACATGATATTCAATCCTAAAGATGCATTACAAAATATCGAACCAAATGATAATGGAACTGCTGGTGCAGATGCATTAATCAATGGTGATATAGAATTATCAAATAAGGGAATTAGAACAAGCAGAGAAGCCATAGAATCCGGAACAGGCGGATTTAGAAGTAGGTCATATCAAGTTGATATAGAACCTAACACGTTAACTGAACAAGAACTTAATAATGTAAAATCTTTAAATGCTGAGGCACAAGACATTATGGCGGGCAGAGGTTTAATGGATTTAACTGATGAAGAATATGCAAAAGTAAAAACTATTGAAGGCACAATCAATGATATAGAAACAGGTGCAACAACAGGAACACGTGGCGAAATTAGAAATGCTATTGAGGCTGATAAACTAAAAACACAAATTGAAAAAGATGAGGCAGAATTAAAAGAAACTAATGAAGATTTAGATAGTTGGTATTGGACTAAAAAAGGAAGGCGTGAAGATGAAGAAAAGAAAGCAGAATTAGAACAATCTATTGCAGACAATAGAGCAAAACTACAAGAAATAGACCAAGATCCAGTTACTGGTATTGTAACTTCAAAAGATGCAAACGGAGAATTAGTTCATACACCAATAGAAGAAGCAGTAAAAGTTACTGATCCTGATATAGGAAATATTCCTGTAAAAATAGGTGATAATAATCGTGTTGATGTTGTTACACAAGACGGTATACAAAACTATCAACAAGATGGTGATGCACAATTAACTAATGCCCAAGTTGCTGAATATAAAGGTGCTAGTTCAGTTTACAATCAGATAATAGAACAAGCAAACAATAAACCAAGAATAACAATTAACGATGAATATGGTACAGAACAAGTATTAGATTATTCAAATTTAGATCCTATAAGTTACCAAGACGAAAATGGAAATACAATAACTATACAAGATCCTAGTACGCATTTTGGATTAGTTGATACAAGTAAAGGTGCAAATGATATAGAAAGATATCAATTAAATAGTGCAACATTGAAAAACAAAGTTGCATCAAGTGATAACTTTCCAAATGTAGAAACATCAAATGTTAGAATGTCTTCAACTGATAGAAATGATTCAGAAAGTGTTTTACGAACAAGAGTAGGCAAAAATGACTTTATAGTAGTTGCACAAGAAAGAGTACAAGAACAAGCAGACGGACCACAATAATGATTACTAATGAATTTTCAACATTATCAGATTTAAAATGGCACGAAAGAAGAATAGGTGATATAATACCTTATCCTATTGACAAAAGATTTAGTGTAGAACCTGAATGTTGGGAAAGTATATACCCAACAAGAAGCAATGTTAACACTATTGATACGTGCAAAGAAATTGTTCCAGTGTTTGGTGACAGTTTTATGTTTTGTTCTGGAGTACCAAAACAACATGAAGTTACACATAAACTAAGAAACATATATCCAAAGATTACATTTTTAAATCTTAGTAAACCAGGATCCAGTAATGGAAGAATAGTCACAAGATTAGAACAATGGACAAATGATGAACTTTCCAATAAAACAAAAACTATTATAATTGGTTTATCATCTATGTATAGACATGAATATTATATGGATAGTGAACATCCTAATAACGTATCACCTCATAATTCTATATACGCTCCAATGAATTCACATTATTTAAGAGGTTATGATATAATGCCTCAAGTAACTCCTAATGAATTGATTACTCCAGAAGATAGTAAAACAAGAAATAGAATAGCGAAACCATTATCAAATACATGGCTTGCTATGATTGAACATCAAACTTCATATACAAATTCATTTATAAAAAATTTAGAGATTAACTTAAGAAGAATAGACTGGATTACAAAAGCCATGAAGTGGAATATAATATTTGTAGAGAACCAATCTTGGCTTGATTATCAACATTCAGAAGATAAAAAATGTATTAATAAATATCTACAAGATATGGATATATCAACTAGAAAATGCAAAGTTATACAAATGACTGAAACTATTGGAACCATAACAGACAAATTAGATTGTGGACATTGGGGAACAGATACAATTAATAATTTGATTAAACAAATAAAAAGGATATTTGATGAAATCTAGTGTTGGAAATAGTTACGCCTCAAGTATTATTGAAAATAGGAAACATCAAGAAAATCCTATTTTAAAGAATATCAATAGTGGTATATATAAAGCAATTACTGTAGGAGGCAAACCTGATCCTGAAGGTAGAGGAAGAATTGCGGCCTATGTTCCTAAACTAGGTGGTGAACCTGATAATCCTATGTACTTTCAATATGCATCTCCTTTTGGTGGTGCAAATGCACAAGGTTCATATGGAATGTTTGCGGTCCCACCAGACGCTGGAGTAACCATATTAGTATTCTTTGCAGAGAATGGTGATTTAAATGAAGGCATGTGGTTTGCAGTTTCGCAAGAAGTTCCAGACGTAGTTGGAGGAGCATCAGGCAAAGCAAAAGCAGATGGTACAGGACAAGGTGAGGGAGTATTTACAGATGTTCCTTCTTCAAAAGTTGCACCAGTTTCAGTAAGAGAAGCAGTAAATGTAGAAGAACCAGAACAAGAAAATACAAATAAAAATGCCAATACTGCAAATCAAGGAATTTATTCTGATCCTATAAGAGGTCAAACAACTGCAAGTCCTGGTAGAGATGCAAACTATCAGACTACACAACATTCAAAAGTATATGGTTGGAGTACACCAGGTGGAAACTATATTTCTATGGACGATGGTTCTGTAGGCGATGATGGTGTAATTCATCCTAATCAAATAAGAGTAACATCAGGTTCTGGTGCCCAAGTTATTGTAGATGGAACAAACGATTTTATATATGCAATCAATAGTTCTGGATCAGGTTGGGTAGAAATAGGAGCCAAAGGTGAAGTAATGGTTTATGCTGAAGGTAATATGTCTATTCGTACTGAAAAAGATTTTAACTTACGTTCAGATAGAAATATAAATTTAGAAGCCGCAGAAAAAATTAACATACGTAGTGGTGAAAACACAAACTTAAATGTTGGTGACCAATTACATGCAAAAACTAAAGGCAGTATGTTCTTTGAAAGTGGTGGAGCAAATCATACAAAAGTAAAAACAAATATGTTTGTATCAACTGACGGTCATTTACATCTTAATGGTCCTATGGCTTCAATCGCTTTTGACATACCATTATCTGCACAACCAGATATGCAAAACTTAGAGGCAGGGTTGATTGAAGATACAATTATTCCTAAGATACCTACACATGAGCCTTTCTTAAGAGGAACAAGTGCATCAATGCCAAGTTCATCAGGTGAGACACCAACACAAACAACTGATTCACAAAAAGCAGGTAATGAGATTGCTACAGATCCTTCAAGTGCAGAAGGACAAGTTAACGCAGATAATCAAGCACAAGATTCAAATGAAGATGTTCCAGGTTTACCAGACGGAGAAGGATTAGGAACTATAAGAGCAAGTAATGGTGTAGGTTGTCAAGTTGCACAAATATTTGTTAAAAACTTTCAAGGTCTCATTAATGATTTGGAAGCAACAGGTTATGAAATTAGAACATTACATGGATATTGTAAACGAACAACAAGAGGTGGCAATAAACCTAGTTTCCATGCAATGGGAGCCGCAATAGATATTAACGCATACGCACCAAACGGATATGCCCAAAGTGCGCCAGCTGGTTGGGATCCAAGTGGAAGTAGAGGCTCAAACTTTGGTTGTGATTTACCATTGAATATAGGTTCGATAGCCGCAAGACATGGATTAGGTTGGGGCGGTAATTGGTCTAGACCTTGGGATCCAATGCACTTCTCAGCCGCAAGTGTTGAACGTGGTGCATATAGATTAACACGTTCATATAAAGTTGCAGAGAATTCAGATGTTACTGGAACAACAAGTGTGAGGTTAGCATAATGACTTTTGAAACTTTTACAATAATATGTTTAATTGTAACAATAATAATTGGACCAATTTATATGTGGTTGTTACGTAATATTAAAAATAGTTGGACATCAAATTCACACGATACATATGGTGGTAGTATGACAGTGGAGACTAAAAAATGACAATGAAAGAATTATTAAAAGGATTAAAAGACTCGATGGATCCAAATTATTGGGCTGAAAAGATAGGCGAAAAATCAGGTGCTTACGATAAAGCAAGAAATTCAAAAATGAGAAAATGGGCTGATAGTCTTACTGGTTGGAAATGGTGGGCATGGCAAATAGTAGGCGGTTTATTATTTGTTGTTGTGGCAGAATTTTTCTTAAACTTATTAGGCTTAAGTATGTTGCCTTGGAGATGGTAATATGATATTTGATAAGAAAAAAGGTTCGTTATTAAATTATATTCAAATGCCGTTGAATGTTACAACACCTTATGGAACAAATCTAGGTACAGGATATAAAGAAGATGGCACACCTACATACATCTTATCACACATAAGACTTACTACTTTTCCTGTAGTTGATTTAATTTTTTCTTCATTAAGTAAAGATGCAATTATAGAAACAGAAGAACCAATACTTGAATTAACAGATGATAACAAAATTGGTTATGGTTATAATGTTACACCAACTGAAATAAAGTTTGGTTTTGTTACAGTAGAATCGCAAAGAATAGATATCTCGACAAGAAAGATTACAAAAGTAATGGCTAAATTTATTTTAGACAAACAACTTAGAAATATTGGAAATGTATTAGAAAGATTTGTTGAAAAAGAATTAGCACAAACACAATTTGATGCACTATGTTATTATTTTTATAAACAAGGTGTAGATAAAATTGAAAAACATCCTATCATTTCGTTAATCAATAATGAAAAATGGTATGACATTACAGATGAAATTCAAACTAATATCAAAAAGAATAACGGCCAGTTCGATGAAGAACTAGCCGCTATGAAAATACGTACTGCAAAAATGTGGAGTTACGTGCCTGGTTTTTAGAATTCGTAAATTGATTTAGTATAACCTCTTGTAGGTTCTACATTTACAATTTCAACTTTGGACTCAGGATTCATTTGAGTCATTAATTTTTGTACACGATATGCATCGTCTACACTTGTGTCTCTGGTAACATCTTTACCATCAACTTTTACCCTTACGGGATTTCTTAATTGTTCCTGTTTCTTCACAAAGCCTCCAAATATTGTTTATTGTTAGTTTCTAAAGTTACATAACTACCAAAGTAGTTTTCAAAAGTCTTGAGAAGATTTATATAATCTCCAGACTTCATTTCTTCAATTATTTTATTACCATCTAATCCTAAGTCACGACTAAATTGTTGAGCCGTACCTAAAAGATAAAAAGCATTTCCGTTAGGACCATCAAGGTCTATTACAAGTTCTTTAACAGATTTTTCACGAACAGCCATTATTCCACCTCTCAATCTAAATCACATTGCCAATATTTGCCGTCATACCAAGCACGTAAACCACCTAGTGGATAATCTTTATGCTCAAAGAATATGTAAGGACGACCACTTGCATCTATTTTTTGTTCTATGATGTCGGCTTCTTTTAAAGGTATTAGACGTTCCGCACCAGTATCTTCAAAAACTGCACTATTAAAAATTCGTATCATTATGCTACCTCTTGCCAACCAATTGATGCACAAACAAATTGTTTGCCATCTTCATTTTCAACTACGTCACTAACACTAACAGAATACATAGGAGCCAATCGCTCAATGTTTTCTTCTGGACCAATGTTACCGATTTCAAATACTTGTTCCATACTATCGGCAGTAATGTTTGATACATGAGTGTACCAATTATTGTCCATTGCCTTTTTAGCCAAAGAACCTACATCATTTTTAGCAAAAGACATATCTAACTTAGTTAGATGCTTAGGAACACTATTATGTCCTTCAGCATTTACTTTGTCAACTTCTGCATCAGTAAGATGAATTTGATATAATTTAAATTTTTGCATTAGTGCCTCCTAATTAAAGAGTTGTACGTTTATCGCCCTCGATTTTGAGAACGCATTTACCTGTAGACAAATTATCTACGTTACCTACAAACTTACCAACAAGATGTTCGTATTGAGTTCCTTTTTGAAACCCACCTACGATATAACCTCGTTTCATGTACCAGTCACCTGACTTTTTACCTTTACGAATAACCTTGTCAAGATACAAAGTATCCCAACCATCGGCATCGTATTCTTTTTGAGATTTTTGAAACTCAGATTCGAAATCATCATCACAAGGGAAGAAATCAAGAAAGTTTTCTTCAAATGCATTGTTAGAATCTGTAACTAAAGGAATAACAGTTTTAGCCTCTTCGGCTGTTTCTGCCTCAACAATATAAGTGTTGCCACCTTTGTTTTTCCAATATTCTGAAACACCATCCCAATCAGAATCATGCGATGCGTAGTTTTCACGAATTTGTGTTTCGATAACAAATTTACTCATATCTCTCTCCTTCATCATGATTCTAATATAGCACAGATCCCAAATCTGTCAAGTTTTTTAGTCTAACCTAGACCCTGCATAAGCATTAAATCCGTATGACTTCATTACATTAGCATAAACTTGTGCGCCTTCTTCTTTGGCGTCTATATTCTGACCTGCGTAATTTCCAGGATTCCACAACTGCCAGCCTTTACCTGTCCAGTCTTTCTTAAAACCAATAGATTCTAGTCCAGCCCTTTCAGCTTTACCTAGTTTAGTATTACCTTTATTTTTAGGATAAACAGTAACCCAAGCAAAACCACATGCATATTGGTCTTCGCCTTTTAAAACGTTATTAAAAAATGTATTAACAGCCGTAGTTGCTTTTGAACTGGCTTCTTGATGAACATCTGCGTATGTAGTCATAATCCCTCTCTTTCTTGATTATGTAACTACTATATCATGATTCTCGATTCTGTCAAGTTTTTACACCCATTTTAAGTGTATATTTGGCACTTTTCTAGGAGATCCATCCTTCTTTTCTACAATAATATCAATCCATCCAGTTAATAGTTCATATCTATTATCTTCTACTAACTCTCTTTTTCCATACCACGTGCCATAATAGGTTGCATTTTTCTTCATTTTATTGTCTTCATTCAGCATATGACTACGCCAATCAGATTCAACCATATCTTGCATTGCACAAAATAGCTTAGTTGATTCTAGATATTTCCAACTCAATAAGAGATATAATCCAGGTCGTTTTGAGAAACTTCCACCTTGCCACTTTTCAGCACCACATGTTTTGATTTCTACTGGAACGCCCTCTATGTAAATATCTGCAACATTTACACCTACTTTGACTTCTGCATTTATATTTTTCTCTTTAAGAACATTTAAGAAACTTGCTTGAGCAATTTCACTCATTAACTCGCTTTGTTGTTTTGTACTAAATTCTATTCCATCTTTTTTAAATTCTGTTCGATATTTGTTAAAGAGTGTTCGAATTCTTTCCTCAACCAGAGGCCAGTTGTTTCGTATGGTGTCTTTTGTGGACATCATGATATTCCTTTTCATTGTTTAAGGGGAAGTTATGAGGGTCTTTTTTCTAGAATTTCGTCAATTAATCCATAGTCTAATGATTCTTTAGGATCCATAAAATTATCTCTTTCCATATCGGCATGTAATTCTGCATATTTCTTTTTCTTAGAATTATGTTTTACATAGATATTGATTAGACGTTCTTTTACTTTCATGATTTCTTTAACTTGAATTTCCATGTCCGTTGCCTGACCACCTGCACCACCGCTAGGTTGGTGTATCATATGTCTTGCATTTGGCAACATATATCTTTTACCAGGAGCACCAGCAGTTGCTAACAATGAACCCATAGAACATGCTTGTCCTATGACCATAGTTGAAACATCTGGTTTGATAAATTGCATAGTATCATAGATAGCCATGCCAGCCGTAACTGCACCGCCCGGTGAATTGATATAAAAGTGTATATCTTTTTCAGGATTTTCTGCCTCTAAAAATAAAAATTGGGCACAAATTAAATCAGATTGATAGTCATTTACTTCACCTGTGAGAAATATGACTCTTTCTTTGAGCAAACGTGAGAAAATATCAAAACTACGTTCTCCATTTGCAGTTTGGTCAATGACCATAGGTACTAAATTAGGCATAATCTATATATACTCCTTAATAATAGTAAAAGTATAGAGGATTTTGATATTATTGTCAAGTTAAAAGTTCGAAGTTTATAAGTTGATAAATACTCTTAATATACAGAGAGATTTAAAAATGGCAAGATTTATAGGTTTTAGTACTAAAAATAAGTTGGCAATCAATCATACACTAACAGGAAAAGAGTTAGTTGTTGAAGATTTGATGAACAATATAATGACACGTAAAGGTGAAAGAGTAATGATGCCTACATATGGATCTATTATACATGAATTAGTATTTGAGCCATTGACCTCTGATATAAAACAAATTATAGAAGATGATTTGACAGAGATAGTAAATGACGATCCAAGAGTTACATTAAGAAGTATTAATCTATCAGAGTCAGAACACACAGTAACGGCGTCTATATCGGTAGATTTACTACCGGAAAAAGAACCAGTGACTTTAACAATAGACCTACAGAGAGAATAAAATGAGTCAAGACAGAATAGATAACTTATTTGCTAGTGAGACATGGAGTTCGGTTTATACTGCCTTCACTAACGTTAGCTTAAAAGCATACGACTTTGACACTATACGTGAAAGTCTACTTGCTTACATATCAAAAACATACCCAGAAAAATTTAATGATTTTATTGCAAGTTCTGAATTCATAGCAATTCTAGACCTTGTTGCATACCTAGGTCATTCTCTAGCATTTAGAAATGACATGAACACACGTGAAAATTTCTTAGACACCGCAGAACGCCGTTTAAGTATTTTACGTATGGCACAAACATTAGGTTATATTAAAACAAGACCTATCAATGCACGTGGTATGATGAAAATCACAAGTGTATCAACTACAGAAGATGTTGCAGACAACGAAGGTAATTCTCTCGCCGGTGTTGTTGTTAACTGGAACGACTCTAATGATGTAGATTGGTATGAAAAATTTATTACAGTATTAAATTCATCTTTCAATGAAAATACAAAGATACAGGATCCTAGTGCATCGTTAACTGTAGGTAATATTGAAAACTATCTTTATGAAGTTAATGAAAATCAAAGTTCAAAATCTTTAGCATACGCATTTAGTACAGATATTGCAGGTGCTAATAGAAGATTTGAGGCAGTGCGTACAGTTATTGAAAATGAAAAAATTGTTGAAGGCGAACCATTACAAGGTAAAAACTTTACTATCTTAAATAGAAATGATAACTTAGGTCCTGCATCAGATAGAACAGGTTTCTTTGTTACTGCAAAAGCAGGACAATTAAAGAGTGAAGTTTTTAGTTATCTAACAAAACTTTCAAACAGAGTTGAATTAATTAATGATGTAGATATTTCTAACTCAGATGTGTGGATACAAAAAATAGATTTAAACACAAACACTTATATTTCTTCTGTTACAAAAGTAGATAACGATACACGTGAGACCGCAATTTATAATTCACTAAGAACAGGTTCAGGTGATTTAGCAAGTATACATACTAATACTGATAACTCTATTGAGATAAGATATCCTGATGGAGTATTCGGCAATGCGGCTTTCGGTGATTATCGTGTTTGGTTTAGAACAGTTGATAACGAAAATTATTCAGTAAACTCAGGTGACATTGATAATGTAAGTATATCTATTCCTTACATAGGTTCAGATGACAGAGCATACAGATTAACTTTAAATTTAGCAAGTACACGTGACTTTGCTGAAAACTTTGCAGGTGAAACATTTACAAGTGTAAGAAGAATTGCACAAAAGGCTTACTATTCTCAAGATAGAATGGTAAACGCACAAGACTATAACATTTATCCTTTAACTTTAGGTAACAATGTAATTGAAAAAGTTAAAGCAGTTAATACAAACTTTGCAGGAAACTCTCGTTACTTTGAAATGGACGATGTTACAGGACATCATTCAAATCTAAGTATTACAGGAACTGATGGTTCAGTTTTTGTAGAAGATGAAGGTGGGTCACAACCAGATTATTCAGGTATAGGAAATGCTACACCAGTACTTCCTAACTGGACTGACTCTATAAAAATTGCATTAAGTTTTAACAGAGACCATGGTAATGCATCAGACTTTATAAGAAATGAAGTTGTTAAAGCAATATCACACCCTGCTATTGTTAACCAATATTTTTATCAATACAAAGATGATACAAGTGTTAATGTTGCAGTTGACCAAGCAAATGGTGTTTACACAAAAAGTCCTTTGAACAATCTACAAATAGAAACAACAAATCCTATTGATGTAGAAGAAGGTGATTTTATAAAACTAGAAGGACAATCAGGAACAATATATTATGCTAGAGTTGTAAAAGTAGGTTCTTCTGATCCTTCAGAATTAATACTAGATAAAGTTATTACTGAAACAGGTGTAATCAAACAAATCACTAGAGATATAAGAAAGAAATTTACAGATGCAGAAATTCTTGCAATTAAAACTGCTAAAATAGATGATGCAAATGTTGAATCATTTACATTATTCTATGACTTAGTTGACGGTCAAAATACTAAATGGGAATGGAAAATTTGGGACGGCACAAGTGATATTACAGGAAAGATTCAAGTATTCTTAAAATACGATCCTGGAATGAGAACAAGTGAGGCACAATACACAGCCCATGTTAAAGGTAAAAAAGTTGTATTTGAAAGTCGTGAACAAGTTAAGTTTTATTATGGTAATGAAGATATCATTGTAGACAATGAAACTAATTTAGCACAAAGAGACAAATTACTAATCAATTATTTTAACCCAGGAGATGTATCTCCTACAACATCAAGTACTGTTGGTTCAGATGATATCACTATTGGTTTTGCATGTGATTTAGAAAACTATCAATCTGACGGTTCTGGTGGTGCAACATTTGATGCAGTATTCAAACATACTGGTGCAGAACAAACACTTGAATTTGTAGAAAATAATCCAGCACAAATAGGAAGTCCTACATATAAACATTTCTTAGTTTCAGAAGATGGACTAACTTACGAATTAGACCCAAGTGAAATAGTTTCACCAAGTTCACCAGACGATATTATAGGTGCTACACCTGATTATAGATTAGGTATAGCAGTATCAGATATTTCAAAATACATATCTACACTAACATCAGTATCAGCGGATAATACTGTAGCAGATTCTACAGAGATAAACATATCACCTGACCAAATGCCAGTTGTAACAGAAACAGGTGCGGCGAACGTTGCATCAGCGGAAGCATCATATAGTACAGTATCTTTTGAAAATTTAAGTAACACATATGGATTTAAAGGTAAAGCATCATCAACATACTTTAATTCAGCTCCAGCTTCAGGAAACTTTTTCTGGATAGATGGTAATGAGTTACCAACAGGAGAAACTTATACTACTGCAACACCTGGAATGACTGGTGTACAAACAAGTTTTATTACACAATATGACTCAGGTTTAAATCAATGGAAATTTACATATCCTATTCAAACATGGGGTGCTATTGAAAGTGCAGACAACGTAGACAACGATGTTAGATTTAAACAGATTGCATATTCACAGATATCATTTAGTTCAACTGAAACTGTTACGCAATCAACAATGATATTAAAAGATTCAAACGATAACATTATCGACTCAGACCACGCAGAACTTACAAGTAGTGCAGGTACTGGTGGTGTAACTAACTATACAATATTCTTCTGGACAATAGATCCAGGTGAAGGAAGTTTAATTAGTGTATTCATCGGTGATGGAACTGCAACAACATCTCTAGGAACATTCTCAGTAAAAGTTGTTGCAAATGTTAATTTAATAAGTTCAGTATCGAATCAAACAACAACATATGAAACAAAAAGTGCATATGTTTATGATGAGTACATAACAAATACTGGTTATGTAAATCAAACAAGAGTTAAGTTGTTGACTATGGATACTGACGATAATCCATATGGTGTTTTAGATATATTTAAAACAAGCACAAATACATCTAAGATTGTTACAGAAGATTATTATTTAAATGGTGTACAATATGAACGTATATCAACAATGGCAACGGCGGCACCAAACATAGGCGGTGCATCTCCTTTACCAGAAAATACTAAACCAGAATATAAGTTATGGTTTAATACTGATAATGACGTTACATACGGTCAAAAATGGTACAACTATATTGATGGAGTTTGGACAACTGATTTTGTTTTCACTCAACCAGATCCAAGTGATCCTACGTGTATATACTATGGACCTACAAAATTTAAAGTTGTAGAAGGAAGAAGTTTTGTCGAAGATGAGTTTATGAGTTTTAGATGGGATCATTATGCAGACTTAGATAAAAGAATTGATCCTAGCACAAGTAACATTGTTGACGTTTATGCTCTTACAAGTGATTACGTAAGACAAGTTAATAAATGGATTGCTGGTGGTTATAAAACTGTAAGCCCTACTGCACCAAATAATTATGAATTAAAATCGTTAATGAGTTCTATAGAACCAAAGGCGGCAATCGCAGACCATATTAGTTATATTCCAGTTAAGTTTAAATATCTATTTGGTTCGTTTGCACAACCTGAAAATCAAGCAATATTTAAGGTTGTTAAAAAAGCCGGAACATCTTATACAGAAAGCGAAATAAAAACCGCAGTATCGGCAAAAGTTAACGAATACTTTAAATTAGAAAATTGGGACTTTGGTGATACATTCTATTTCTCAGAGTTAGCATCTTACTTGCATCAACAACTAGGTGAATATATTGCAAGTGTTGTTATAACACCTAAATTTTCGACAAGTGGTTTTACAGACTTGCTAAGTATTACTAGTGAACCAAATGAAATTTTCTTGAGTGTTACAACATCATCAGATGTACAAATGATTTCAGCGATATCACAAACAGAATTACAAGGCGAGGAAGTAACAAACTATGTCTAAGATTTATGATTTTCTACCAGGACATTTAAAAAATAGTGAACTAGAAACTATTTTTGAAACTACACTTGAACGTGTTTTCTCTAAAGGAGACATGGAGAAAGTTAGAGCATTTGTTGGTAGAAAAGAAAAAGGCATAAATTCAGAAAAAGATATATATTTAAATTTTCCTCCACATGCTTATACACGTGATAACTATGGGCTTGAACCAGTTTATTCAAGTGCAGACCAAAAAGTTTATTATGAAGATTTATTAAATTCACTTTTTAATAAAGGTGCATTAACAAACGACCATAGAAGATTATTTGAAACAGATAAACAAACAATCAATATTCCAATTGACTTAGATAAGTTTGTAAACTGGTCTATGTACTATTGGGTTAATCCTGGTTTCGTTGGTGACGGTTCAGTAATAGAAAATGCTAACAAACATTATGTAACTATTGGTAGAGGTAGTACAGATTGGTGGAGTACAAAAAATGCTTGGTATCATTATGATGATATTAGAGATAAGATAACTGATAGCAACCATACTCTTATAGAACAAGCTAAAAGACCTATTGTAGAATTTGATAAAAGACTTGAACTATCAGATACAAGTGCGGCTCTAGCCGCAAATGCAGATTGGACTTTTCCTACATTTAAAGTTTACGTCAATGAAAATCCAGATGAAACTTATTTAAAAGATGCAAAAATATTTTCTTATACAATCGGAGATTCAACATTATATGAATCTGATATTGAACTTGGTTTTACTCCTTTAGTAAAATCAGGAGATTATATAAGTGAATATTGTTTTGAAACAGACTTACCTGATAATGCAAAATTCAAACTTGTAGTACCAAATGTAAGTATAGAATTTCAATCAATTTATATTAAAACAGATTTCGATTACCGAAACTTTAGACAAGAGTTTGGTAGAGATGCGACAAACGTATTAACATTATCACAAACACCTAAAAATGAAAATGCCATTGATGTTTATATTGACGGGATAAAGCAGATAAACAATTATTCTGTTAACGGTAATGTTATTACGTTCAACGTTAGTAGCAATCCAGAAGGTTTTGTCTACGTTGACTATTGTACTAATGGACCTGTTACTAGCGACGGTGATGATGGGTTTCAGAGAATTCATCACTCACTAGAGTACAACGTAGACAATAAAACTTATAATAATACACAAATACCTTACTCAACTTGGTATGAACATTTTGTAAGAATTATAGAAACAGTACCTGGATTATCAGGTGAGCCTAATGGTGTAAACAATTACAGAACAAGAGGCGACAATACTGATAAAGTAAGACACAATAATCAAGGTAGTGTTTTAGTTACTAATAGCATTGATATAAGAGACGGATATTTTTCTTTATCAAGAAATGATTATGATCCTATATCAGCATTTGAATTTTTATCAACTGCATACCAAAGTTACAAAAACAAATTAGTAACAACTGTAATAGAAATATTACAAACTTCAGGTTCGCAATCGAAAACTGATTTACAAATATTAGAAGAAGCAATTAATACTATTGCATTATCGAAAAGACAAAGCATTAGTATTTTTGATAACTTGTTTAAAATAAATTACGGTGAACAATTTTCAAACTATCAAGAAGAACAATTATCAGTTGTAGCAAATACTGATGAACAATTTTTACCTAGTAACATAGGACAAATAGTTGAAGACAATCAGTTAACTATTATAAAGAATAATGTTATATTGTTATTAGGTGTAGATTATACTATACCAACATCTGGTGACAGAGTGTTATTTACTCATACACCTGCTACAAGTGATGTTATAATGTTCAGAAAATATGATAGTGTAAAAGAAGCATATATACCACCTAGTTCAACATTCTTAAATATAAATCCAGCTTATATTCCAGGTATTGTTACTGACCGTATGTATACAACTAACCCACCTTCTACAGATATAGAATTTATTCAAGGACATGATGGTTCACTTACTCCTAAGTTTGGCGATAGAACAGATAATGTTTTATTAATGTTTGAAACATTAATTTTTAATAGTTTAGAAAATCCTACAACAATAACAAACATTGATAGATATGCTTACGGTCCTTATCAACAAGCAACTACAGATTGGGAACTTTACGAAAAGAATTACACAATGTATCCTTTCTTTAAGAAATGGATGATTAGAAATAATATTGATAACTTACATAACACTGCATACAATCCAAATGATTGGACAACATGGAACTATAGAACTATAAATGCAGACTCTCCAGGACATTGGAGAGGGTTATATATGTATGCTTATAATACTGACAATCCTCTTGAAGAACCTTGGAAAGTTGCAGGCTTATCTCAAGAGCCACATGATTTCAGAAATAAACATGGTTTCAATTTTGATACTGTTACTTTTTGGAATAACTTATTTGCTTACTACAATATCACGGGTATCCCTGTACCAGTTGATGGTAACGGTGCATTAAAACAACCAAACGAATTATTCTTTAATAACAGTATTACAAATGCTGAAATAGTATTGATGAAAGAAGATTTTGAATTTGGAGATGGCTCACCAGCAGAGATGGCATGGAGACGTTCAAGCGAATATCCATTTATTGAATTTATATTAATGATGTTAACAAAACCTTTTAAAGTTTTTCACACATACAAAGACCAAGTAGCACAAGGTATAACAATTTATAATTCAAGAGAAGGCTTTGATACTAACAGTATAATTGCAGAGAAAGAAGATTATGAATTTAAACTTGGTTCTAAATTAGGTGGCTTTGTTAACAACTTTAGATTACTAGCAGAAAATACATCACTTAATAATAGTAGATATACAGATATACCAAAAGATAATTTTGATTTAGTAGTTCATTCAGGTGAACCAAACAGAAGTGAATTCTTTAGTGCAATACTAATTGAAAAAGTTTCACTAGACGAATCATATCCTTCATATCAATTAAGTGAAACACCTAATTACTTACAAGGTGATATAGTTTTAAACACAAGTGACGGAAAATATTATAGAAGAAAGAACACAGGTCAAAGCACGGCTGAGGCTACTGGTAATATTACTTTTGATTATAGTTCATGGGTAATGATATCACAACCTAAGACAAGAAGATATGGTTATAGAGTTCAAGGTTATGATGATTTTAATCCTACATTCTTTGCAATGGAATGGGATAAAGCAAGTGGTGAAAAAGCATTCAGTACAAAAGGTGACAGAGAAAATCTTAACGAATGGCAACAAGGTTCTTTTTACAGACAAAATTCTTACATGAAATATGAAGGTCAACCTTATATATGTTTAAGAGAACATACTTCAGGTACATTACTAGATGAAAATATCGAAGATTGGAAAAAGTTAGTAGAGTGGCCAAGAACAAATATTAAAACTGTATATGGTTATAATAAGTTTCAAAATGACCAAATTAAAACTTTCAACTATGGACAGATACTAGAAAACTTAGATGACGTTGCACATTTGATGTTAGGTTATCAAAAGTATCTAGAGTTCATTGGTTGGGGATTTACAGACGTTGATGAACAAGGTCAAACAATCGACTATGAACAATTATTATATAAATTTTTAGAATGGTGTGCAGAAGAACACGGACCAGGTGAATTCATTACACTATCTCCAATGTTAGTTACAGGTAGCTTTACTGCACCTTATGGTGTTGCATCAGTAAGAAAAGAAACACATAAAAACTTTTATCGTGTGATTGATGCATCAGGTAGACTTATACCTAGCAGTGAAATTAACTTTACTACAAATGGTAAAACTATAAACTTTAGAGCAAATGTTCCAGTCTTTGGAATGAAGATTGATGTACAAGATGTAGAACATGCATTTGTTGTCGATAGAGTTGATAGTTTTGGTGATGTAATTTATGATCCTTTCTTACATAACAGAAATCTAAGAATGCAAATCGATTGTAACAGAAGTGCAAATTGGGATGGAACTCTAGGAGTTGATGGATACTTAGTTTATGAAAACGAATTAGTTCCTAACTTTGAAACATTAACAAGCGACTCAAAATTCTTTAGAGACACACTAGTGGATCAAAATTTAGAAATAGTTAATAGATTAAAATCAAGTCAGATAGGATATACAAAAAGAGATTACTTAAGAAATCATGGTATTGAAAGAGAATCACAATTAGAATTTTACAAAGGTTTCTTATCACACAAAGGTACAAATTCTGCAATTAATAGAATTGTTAATAACAACGGAAACTTTAAAGATATTCAACACAAAGATATATGGGCTTTCAAACGTGCAGAGTATGGTAAACTTAATACAGGTTATAAAATTACACAATCAATCAACACAGTAGATATGATTAGTGACCCTCATGTTGTTCAATTTGACGGAATAGTAAATGCACTTGTATACAGACCAGTACCAAAATCATATCCTTTAAAAACTACAGGTTATGTTGATGGTAGAGATGTTACATATACAGTACAAACAGAATATGATTTACAAAATTTAAGCACAAGTACATTAAGTGAAGGTGAAACTGCATGGGTTCAATTTGATCCTGTTAGAGAATGGGACGTTAGACGATTAAGTGAAATCGCTGAAATTGGATATGTAGGTGAAACAACTGATAATCAACTATATGTAGGGTTAACAAATCAAGTAACAACTACAGATAGTGTATACTTAAAAATTAAAAATACAGATATTGAACCTGAGATTGCAGACTATTATTATCTTGTTGATAATGGAACAAGAGAAGTTGATGGTGCAACAATTTATGAATATCTAGTTTTTGAACTTAACTACGAACCACTAATTGTTGAAATTGATAGTTCTACTACAGATAGTTTATTTGTTCCAACAGGAAGTGAAAGTGCAGTTGAGGCTATAGGTACAGTAAGTTTCCCAGCTTTTTCATCAGGAGACTCACTAGTTATTGACGGTGAACAGTTTACATACACACCAGGAGCAGGAGGAGGAACAACAGGTATTGTACTAGGTGGTTCTACTGCTACAGTAGATCCTGTTGTAAGTGAAGGTGAACAAGCCAGAATTGTTGTATATAATAGTTCAGGTGCTATTGCAAACACAAATACACTAATAACATTTGATGGTACTTCTGCTACAGGAAGCAATGGAGTAAGTGCAAATGCTGGTGATGAATTTACAATCAATGGCGATTCAATTACAGTGGCTTTTAGTGCAACACAAAGTATTGAGGCGATAACACAAACAACAATATCAGATAATCTTACAACGGGTGGTACTTTAATATTTGATAGTACAGGCGAAACTCAACAAACTGTAACTGCCGGAGAAATACAATTTGTAGGTAATACTGCAAATCCTACGTTAACAAGTACAGGTTCTTTATCAGTAAATGGTACAATAATAACATTTAATGTTTCATCAACAACTGGAACCGATACAGTTGAATCATTTAGTAATATATCAACTCCTATAACAAGTATTAC